ATATTGTTTCACAGAAACTTTACGACACTCCTGATTATTACTGGACTTTCTTTGTTATCAATGACTTTCTCCAAGCTGGTTTTAATGAGTGGTACAAATCATCTTTTGATTTTCATCGTGGTTTAGAACTTGAATATGGTGATCATGGTGCTCTTATCTTTCTTCCTAACTACTCAACAGAGGTAGTTGGTGGCCAGACAGTCGCAAAAGCCGAAAATGCGATAAGTGGTTTAAATGTTACTTACTCAGATTTAAGACTTGCTCGAGTAGGATCTTCTCCTCAAGATACCGCAAAGATTGAAAGGTTCGATCCTTTTATGTTGCAGTTGATTACTCACGAAGCAAGTTCTGATTCCTTTTACAACTCAAGTGGAACATATCACTTTGCGTTTTCATCGACCGCAACAAACGCAGGTAAGACTGCTTGGCTTGCATTATTTAAGACGCATCTTGTGAATCTTGGAATTATTAATATTGACACTACTATTGCTGAAGGAGATCTTCCAACTTACACTTACACACCTGAGAGAGCATACTCCTCTTTACTTGATGCACCATTCAGATTTAAATCAACAGTAGTCGATCAAAATTTTGAGGCGGATGTTGTGCAAACAACAGAAAAGGCGAAGGATGATGTAATTGGTGCTTACGACGCTTTACTTAGAGGACAGGGAGATATCACTAATTTCAAAAGTTGGTATGAGTATGAACTAGATAAGAATGAAGCAAATCGACAAATACAATATGTCCGGCCAGAATTCATAGAACAATTCGCCGATGAGTACAAAGCACTGATTAACTTATAGTATGGCAATCACCGGAAAGAATTTAGACCTTAGTTCAGATAAGGCTTTTATCCCATCGGCTTATAAACTTAAGACGATAATTTTTACGAACTACAAAGGCGATGAGAAAGAAATTCAAAACATTGCCGTTAAGATGTCTATTAGTGAAAGTTTGTATAGTCAATCTTTGACGTTGAACCTTACACTTAAAGATAGTACAAACCTTATCGAAGAATTTCCTATCATTGGTCAAGAAAAGATTCAGGTTAAAATAGAGTACAAAAAAAGAAATGGTAAACTCAAGACTCTGAATCTCAAATTCTACGTTGCTGAATATCCAACATATGGATCAACTGAAAGACAAGCATACGTTCAGATAGTAAGACTAGTTGGAATATCCGAACAATCTTACATATCAAATCAGAAAAAAATATCAAAGGGGTTTACTGATAATACCGCAACTCGAATCAAAAAAATACTCACCGAGGATCTTCTTCTTCCTGAAAATAAATTTCGTGAGGCAAATGATGCGTATAAAGCAATCAGTTCAGTCAAAGGTGTCATAAACACACAGAAACCAATGGAAGCCATTGAGTGGTTGAGGAGACAAACCTTTGATGTAAACTACTCTCCTTTCTTTTTCTTCCAGACTCTAAACGGAAAATACAATTTGTTCTCTCACGCGGAACTTGTTGATGATGACGTAAACAAAGTATTCGATACCTACTATGACACAAGGGAGTTCAATACTGAAGTTGGTACAGAAGAAGATTTTCTTCAGAGAGCTCAGAGAATACTAAGTGTTGCATCGGAGTTGAAGTTGAATAAAAGTATACAATCGAGAAGAGGTGCTTTTGCCTCAACAAATCGATACTTGAATTACTCTGATAAAACTTATACTAAGTTCGAGTATGGTTATGACAAAGATTTCATTGATAAGAAACCAACACTCGAAGGTAAGTCTATTCTTTCAGATGAATTTCTAATTGAAGGAGACTCATTACTCGATTTCGTCGAATCTCACTGCGAGTATATTTCTGTCAACAGTAAAGCATTTGAGGGAGATCAAGCCAAAAACTATAACGAGGAATCAAAAACTTCTCGTCATTTTATCAACGCTTACAATTCTCTCTTCAATACATTTACACACGATATCAGATTGCATGGTGATTTTAAACTCAATGCGGGAAGAAAAATAATCTTAGAGTTTCCAAAAGCAATCGATCCAAGTATCTATCGAGACTTTGCAGATAAGCCAAGTACAAAACATTTCAACGAATTTCTTTCAGGTAAATACCTGATCACTTCAGCGATTCACGAGTTTGAAAACGATGAATATTACGTGAATCTGCGTCTGAAGAGAGATTCTTTTTCGATTGATCTATAATGAATGAGTACGGAGACAGTTTTGTTGGTGGTAATTTCCTTTGGTTCACCGGAGTAATAGAAGATGTAAATGATCCCGAGGAGATGGGTAGATATCGTGTCCGTTGTTTTGGATATCACACAGAAAGCAAAGGGGATATAGAAACTAAGGACTTGCCCTTTGCGACGGTAATGATGCCCATCACATCCGCATCTACTTCTGGTATTGGTCAATCCGCAACTGGTCTGGTTCAAGGTTCTTGGGTTATTGGTTTCTTTCGGGATGGAGGAAACGCACAAGATCCGGTCATCATGGGATCTATTCCATCGATGCACAACAATAGGCCAGATTATGCAGAAGGTTTCTCGGATCCGGATCAGGTCTATCCTCTTGATGGAACACTAAAAAAACCTGACACACCGCAACCTGCTAGAAAAGATTACAAGGATTCCGCAGTTTATAAAAGCAAAGATGCTAGATCTATCACTTCCATTACTCCTACCGGAGATGCAGAACCTTGGTCACTCCCATCTGGAAGTAATATTGCTCCCACATATCCTAAAAATCATGTGTATCAAAGCGAGTCTGGTCATGTTGTAGAGTTTGATGATACAAGTGAGAAGGAAAGAATCTCGGTTTTCCACAAGTCTGGATCGTATGATGAAATCTATGCGAGCGGAGATAGAGCCGTTGTGATAGTTGGAGACTGTTACGAAGTGGTTATCAAGGATAAGAAAATTCACATCACCGGAGATTTAAATTTAAATGTTGATGGCAATATGAACACAAAGATTTCCAAAAATTTAAACTTAGATGTAGGAGGAGAGATGAATGTCACCGTAGGAGGATCACAGACGATTACAGTCGGTGGTGATCAGGAAACAACTATCACCGGAGATCAAAACATTACAGCGTCAGTTACAAATATCAATAATAATGTCAATGTTACTGGTACTTTAGATGCAACCGTAGATGTGGTCGCTGGAACACAAAACATAAAACTAGTGACACATAAACACTCTGGTGTGACGGCAGGTGGAGCTTTGACTGCGGTTCCTCAGTAAAAACCTTATAAATAGATAAAATGGCAATCCTTGATTACAATCAGAAAAAAACAGGACAATCACGAGTTTTTGATAAGTCTTCAAACATATCAAAGGTTGACACATATTCAGACTTAGATCTTTTTTTCAAAAAGCATCCAATTCTCAATGATATTACTCCTCTCAGAGATCTTGATGCAGTAAAACAGGCGGTGGTAAATCTTGTTCTCACTAACTTCTTTGAAAGACCATTTCATCCGGAGATCGGTGGAAATGTGACATCAAAGTTATTTGAACCTGCGGATAGGTTCACTGCTTCGGAGATAAGAGATGAAATTAAAGAAGTTTTAAAAAATCATGAACCACGAGTGAATGGTGTGAATGTGTCGGTGTTTGATCGATCCGATGCTAATGCGTATACAGTCAATATCGAATTCAATATTATATTCCTTCAGACTGAAACAGAGGTAACATTTAACTTACAGAGACTTAGATAAGATGGCACAATTTAACACAACAGAGCTTGACTTTGATCAGATAAAAACAAACCTCAAGAACCACTTTACAAGAACTGGTAGTGCGTTCGCTGACTTTGACTTCGAAGGATCGGGACTTAGTTCTCTTCTTGACATATTAGCGTACAATACTCACTATAACGCAGTCAATGCTCACATGGCCATGAACGAATCCTTTTTGGATTCTGCACAGTTAAGAGCTAATGTTGTTTCGAGAGCAAAACTTCTGGGATACACTCCCTCAAGTAAGAAGGCACCCGTTGCAACTATTAACCTAACACTTACTCGAAAAGCAACGAGTACCGCCTCGGAATACACTCTTGTTAGAGGAACAAAATTTAGAACAGTTGTCAACGATGTCACTTATATTTTTCAGACAATTGAAGATACTACAGTTGGTCTAACACTTTCCAACGATTCGCCTCAGGTCGGAACATATGTCTTTAATAATCTTAAGATCTTTCAAGGAACACAGAGAACAATTGATTATACAGTTGACAACTCAGCATTTCAAAAATTTATTATCAACTACTCAAATGTTGATACATCCACACTTAAAGTTGAGGTTCTTGGAACACCAGATGATCTCACACCGGATACTTACACAAAATTTACCACATTCACAAGTATAGACTCAACCAGTCAGATTTATTTTCTTAACGAGAATGGAGATGGATTTTTTGATGTCTCGTTTGGAGATGGAGTTCTTGGGAAAAAATTGAGTGCCTTAGATATTGTAAGACTCAACTTCCTTGTTACTGACGGAGCAGACTCGAACGGAGCAACAAGTTTCACTTATGTAAGTGGTGCAGATGAAATTGTTACGGGCACTGCAACTGTTACACTAGTGACAGGCGGAAAGGCCGCAGGTGGTGCAGAGAAAGAATCATTAGCAAGTGTAAAATTCAATGCTCCTCTTACTTTCATATCACAGAATAGGGCGATAACAGCCGAGGATTTTAAGACTCTCATAACACAAAATATTGCGAGTGCCGGTGATGTTTCGGTTTGGGGTGGAGAAGATAATGACATCCCAAACTTTGGAGAAGTAAACATCTCGATTCGACCAGCAGATACTTCACAATTAACTTTAACGCAATTAGAAAAAGACGAAGTTGAGGCATTTCTTGACAGTAGAAGAGTTGTTTCGATCAAACCAGTTTTGAGAGATCCCCTTTATCTTTTCCTATATTTCGAAACATTTTTTAAGTTTGATATCACAAAGACAACAAAGACAAAAGAAGAATTGGTAACGGATGTTCGTTCAACTATCACTACCTTCAGCGACAACAATCTCAACAACTT